CATGAGTCAAATAAAGATATTTCAACATCACCAGAGTCGCAAAAAACTAATGTTTGAAAGTTTTCAAATGGGTTTGTAGGAGTGTGACTTACTAATGTGTCTCCGTTTTGAGTTACTAAACTAATAGATTCTTGAGGCCCATAATAATCATATTGTACCTCTAAATTAAACCAACTATTTTGTGTTATAACGAATTGTGGAATTAATAGTAGTAGTAATATTAATTTTTTCATTGTTTTTATTTTTTACTAAATATTTTTTCTAATCCTGCAATACCAAAACAACCTAATGTCATTAAAGTAAATGAGTCATAAATAAATTCATTAATTACTAAATCTTTGCCTAAATATCCTGTAAGTAGATCCGTTAATGCAAATATTACCATTATTAAAAATGATATAAATCCAATAACACTTTTTTCATTAATGTCGTTGTCGTCTTTAAATATATTTCCAAAAGCCATAATTTTTCTTTGTATTAAATTCATAATTAAACAACTTTTTATTTATAATAACTACTTTTATTTATTAAGTTTTTTACTATTTTTATAGTAAGGATCTTCTTTACCCGGACCACTCATATTAGTAGGTTTAGGCATTTTTACCTTTGGTTTTCTTCCTTTTCTTTTTTTACCTTTAACTGCGTCAACTACATCTTTTGATTGACTAGCTAAATTCTTTGCCGCGGCTTTAACGTCTTTTAATTCTTTTTTAACACGTTTAGCTCTACGTTTTACTTCTTTTACTCCGTCTTCTATTTCATCAGGTATATAATCTCCATCTCTATCGTTGATTTTTCCTTTTTTATAAAATCCGAAATAATAAATAGCTGCTGCGATTACTACTACAACTGCTATAATAACTAAAATTTTAATCATAATTTATTTTTTAAATGTTAACATTGATTTCTTATAAATATAAAAAAAGAGGTGCTATTGCACCTCTCTCTAGTAGAATATATAAATTTTCTTTAACCATCACATGCTACACAGTCAGCCATACGAGATCCTAAATCTCCTTTAATAACTGAGTCAGTTCTTAGGTAGTAGAATGTTTTAATTCCTAATTTCCATCCTTCCATATGTACTTGATTTATCCATTTTGGTGAATCATTAGGATCAAATGATAAATTTAGTGATTGAGTTTGATCAATATATTTTTGTCTTTCAGCTGCTTGTTTAACTAACTCTAATTGATTAATTTCTGGGAATGTTAAGTATACTTCTTTTTCATCTGATGTTAATACTGTATCAGGTAGTCCCATTACAGATCCTCCTTCTTGTAACATTTGTTTCCACCATTTTTCTTTATTTTCACCCTTAGATTCTAATAGAGCTTCTAATGATTTATTTTTTCTAATAAAAGTACCTTTAGCACCATTAAAAGTATAAACATTAGCGGGTAATGGTTCTATACCTGCACTAATACCACCACAAATAACAGAATTTGAAACCGTAGGTGCTACAGCTAGTAAATGAGTATTTCTCATACCTGTACCTTTACACCATAAAGGTTCTCCATATTCAGCTGCTAAATTCATAGAAGCTGTTTCTGCTTCCATTCTGATTTTATTAAATATGTTTCTGGTATGTACTGTAGATGCTATTGAACTAAATGGTAGATTTTTTTGCTGTAAAAATGTATGCCAACCCATTACTCCTAATCCTAATGCTCTACCTTTTTTAGCATGTTTATGAGTTCTTTTTAATGATTCTTTACCATTAGATTTTGCAATAAATTCTTCCATTACACCATCTAAAAACCAAATAGCAGTTTGAATACAATCAGTATCTTTATATTCTTCCCACTTAGCTAAATTAAGGGATGATAAACAACAAATAAATGAATGTTCTTCATCTGTAAATAATGTAATTTCTGAACAAATATTAGTCATAGATACATCTAAATTATTCATTCTATAAGCAATAGGATTATTTTTATTTACATTATCCTTATACATTATGTAAGGTTCTCCTGTTTCCATTCTTGATTTAAGAACCTTAGCCCATCTTTGCATTGATTCTGTGTCTCTAGCTTCTAGTTTTCTCATAAAATTATCACCTACAACAACACATTGATGTAAATTTAAACATTGTCTATTAACATCACCTTTAGGTCTTCTAATTTCTAAAAATTCATCTACATCTGGATGTTCAATATCTAAATTAACTGACGCTGCTCCTCTTCTTACATTGCCTTGATTAGTGGCAATGATTGATGAATCATAAATTTTACACCAAGGTACTACACCTTCACTCTTACCATTACCTGCAATTTCAGTTCCTCTAGGTCTAATTCTTGAAACACTAATACCAACACCACCTCCTTTAGAAGTTAATCTCATTAATTCAGCATTAGTTAATCCTATACCTCTAATTGAATCAGGGGTATCTACACCATAACAAGAAATAGGTAAACCTCTATCAGTTCCCATATTAGAAATTACAGGTGAAGCTAAACCAATCCAACCATTCCAAATATATTTAAAAAATTTATTTGCTAGTTCTGGTTTTTTAAGTCTATTAGCTGCTGCATTTGCTACTCTTTTGTAAGCTGTTCTTACTGTTTCTCCAGGAAGTAAATATCCTTTACTAATTGTAGCTAAAGAAATTTCATCCATCCATTCTGGGTACTGTTTTCCAGCTTCCCAATTACTATAATCTGCTATTAAGTTATTATCCATTTTTAAAATATTGAATTAGCATCCCAATCTTGTACTCCTTTGGAATAATTAGTAACTCTATTTGCAAAGAAATCTGTATGTTGTTTACCTGCTGATAAGTTATCAAACCAACTCATTCTTTGAACCGCTTCTTGATCTATACCATTAACAATAGGTCCATAACCTAGGTCACCCATTTTAGTATTTACTCTATGTTTAATAAAAGAAGTTAAATCATATTTAGTACAACCTTCTAAATCACCCATTTCATAAACTTTATCAATAAAATCTAATTCTAATTTTAATGATAATCTAGCTGCTTCTTCAATATCAGCTTTTAATTCTGGTGTATCATACTCAGGATGTTCTTTTAATAATGTTCTAAATAACCAACAACCAGCATCTGAGTGTAGTGATTCATCTCTAATACTCCATTCTACTATTTGGCCTACTCCTTTAAGTTTATTTTGTAATTTAAATGATAGTAAAACAGCAAATGAACTAAATAAATTTACACCTTCTGTAAATGCCGAAAATATAGCTAATGACTTAGCTCTTTCATGCCAATTAGGATTTCCTTCATGATCATCTCTAACATTCATTAATGTTTCAATCTTAGCCATTGTAGTTTCATCTTCTAAAAACTCAGCAAAATTATCTAATCCTAACTCTTCATTAAGTAAAGAATATGCTTCAGCATGGATAGTTTCAAAACAACCAAAAGTTACAGCCATAGCAATAACTTCAGGTTTTCTAAACCATTTTGTAACTAATTGAGTCCAGTAATCATTTACTACTGTTTCTGTTTGAGCAAATCCTTTTAATATGGATCCAATTATGTTTTTTTCAGTTTCATTTAAATTTTGTTTCCAGTCATTTACATCTGCCATCATTGGTACTTCTGTCCATAACCAATGTGCTTGTTGTTGTTTCATATAGAAATCAAATGCCTCAGGGTATTCGAATGGTTTATAAACTATTCTTTCTTTTAATAATGATTTTTTTGCCATTTTAATTTAATTTTATTTGTTAAGTGTAAAAAATTGATTAGCTAATGCTTTTCTGTCATATTCATCAACCTCACCAAAACCTGTTGTTGTAGTAGGTGTTGGTTCTTTCTCGTAATCTTCAGCATTATAATCATGAACTTCAAAATGACCAGTTGATGTGTCTGCTTTTACTCCAAACGTTAAACCATCAATACCATATCTGTTCTTCATAATGTGAAATCTTCCTGTTCCGTTTACTTTATCTGCCTTTTTTCTAGAAAGAGAAATACACACATCAGTAATCATTAGTTTATCATATGATCCTGCTGCTTTATCTCCTTCTACAATATCGTCTTTTGCTCCTGCACGATTTACCTGAGAAACTGACCAAATAGGTATGTCTAATTGTCTGGCAAGTCCTTTAGTGCTTGTATAAATATGATCAATTTCACTCTTACGATCAACTGTTTTTTTTCTTGTTGAAAGAAGGTCAACATAATCAATAATTACTAAATCAGGTTTAACTCCCATATCAGTTATTTTTGTAATATGTGATTCAATAGTTGACATAGTTGCGCGACCTGTTGGAAACTCTTTAATTATTAATTGGCCTTCTAAACTAGGTAATATTGACTCTATTTTTTCACGATTTTTCAAAATTTTATCAACTGGAATTTTACTAAAGAAAGCATCATATCTTCTTCCCACATACTGTTCTCCTAATTCTAATGTATAGTGAACAACATTATAACCCATTCTTACAGCAAATCCTCCTAACGCTACTAAAGACCATGATTTACCACCACCAGGATTACCAAATATTAAACCAAAGTCACCATTACCTAATCCTCCTTGTAATAAATCATTTATTCTACCCCAAGGTGTTGCAATTGTTGTTCTAGCATCCTCTCTAAATCTAGATTCTAAATCCTTTAAATATTCATGTCCTACATTTTTATCATTACCAGCTTGCAAAGCATTTGATATAATAGATTTAATGCTTTCAAAATCACCCGCTTTTAATAAGTCTACAGATGACATTAATGCTTTTTTAATTTGTTGATTTTTACAAAATCCAGTAAACTCTTCTTGTACGTATTCTAAATCTTCTTCTGACGCTTGGTATGCTTCTCTTAATTGTTCTTTAACTGATAATTGTAGTACTTCATTATCAATTTTTTTAACTTCTACTTTTAGTATATCCATTGAAGGAGTAGTATGATACTTATCATAATATCTTAGTACTTCCTTTATAATCCATTTATGAGCTTGATTATCAAAATATTCATCACTTAAAATATCCTGAATATTGACTAAAAATTCCTTATGTGTTAATAAGGAAGATAGCACTTTTATTTGGAAATGAGGACCATATTGATTTAAGTTTTTTAATGTCATACAACTTATTCTTTTACAACTAATTTTTCAAATATATCTTTTACCCAAAATTCAACATTTCTAATCATACCACCTAATTTATCTTGATTATAAAATGCTAAAAATTGTTCTGGAATATAAGGAGGAACTTCCGAGCTAACAACCTTATCTAAATATTCTTTTTCTTTATCACTTATCATTGGATTTTCTAGATTCATAATTTTATAATTATTTTCCATTTCATCCATATTTTGAAGTACTCTAGCATATACTACGTGATCTTTAAACTTAGCTTCACATATAGAAAATATATCTTGTAAATCCATATCACGTTCCATTAACTCAGGAAACTTTTTATATATGCCTTTTTCACCTAATCCTTTAACACCTTTAATTTTATCTGAATTATCACCTAATAAGGTTTTATGTAATAAAAAGTTTTTAGGTGACATTTTATATTTATCAATTACTGTTTGTTCTGTATAGTATTCTTTTTCCATAGGTCTATATACTATAACATTATCACTAACCAATTGAATAAAATCTTTATCTGATGATACTATAAATGCTTTATCTTTAGGATTCTTAATTACAACTTTACTTAAATATGATATTATATCATCTGCTTCTACTTTATCAATACTAATAGTTTTAACGGGTAATGTTTTTAAATATTGGATTACTCTAATCATTTGGTCTACTTTTGAATCATCTTCATCTTGTTTATCATCAAAAGCATCCCAATTAGTAATACGTTGTAAATCTCTACCTGATTTATATAGTGGATTAATGTTTTTTCTATTGTTAGCTGATCCAGCTCCATCAAATATAACATATACTTGAGTAGGATCAATTTGACGAATCATAGCGCCTAATGAACGAAAAAAACCACCTAAGCCCCCTATGTGAATCCCATCTGGGTTTACCATATTCATTACTGCAAAGTTTCTAAAGAATAAATTTAGACCATCTATAAATAATATTCTTTCACTTTGTACAGTTTCCTCCCCTTGTTCTTGAATCCCATCAAGAAGCTTAAATAGTTCTTTTTGTTTCATCTAATTACTTTTAGTCCCGTAAATGTACGAAAAATATCTTAGGTATCAAAGCTTATTGCGGCTCATCTACATATGAGGTTATATCTGAGTATGATTGATCTTCTTCAATTACTCTAAAATCACCTCCACCTAATATAGCTTTCCATTCATCTTTTCTATCCTCTTTATATGCTTTTAATTCACGATCATTGTCGTTAATAAAACCATGAGGAGTCATAACAATTTTACCTCTAGTAGTAACACCATTAATGTGGTTTTTATCAATTTGAATATTTACTCTTTTAGCAAATTCAACTTGTTTACCATCTTTAATAGCTTTAATTTTAGAAGTACCAGCTGACATAACATTACCAAATGTTACTACAAATGTTGAATCAAACCACATTGCGTAACCACCTTTGTTCATTAATTTAGGTTGACCCATAGGTGATTCTGCTTTTAATGTCCATACTTTATTAATACAAACTAATGTATTAGTATATGGTGATGATTCTTTTCTTGATAGTGTAATTCTTTGGTTTACATTATTACCAAATTGAGTAGACATAGCACCTGCATTCCATTCATTATTATTTTTATTTGATTTAAGTGACATTTCACAAGGTACTGAACCAATACTATCCCATAGGAATAATAAATCATATGGTAAATTACCTTTCTTTTGTTCATCAATTAAATCTAAAATAAATCCAGCTACATCTTCAATCGAATGAATTGTTTCTCTATCAACATAAAGAAAATTACCTTCATAATTTAAAACTTCATTAGTATCAGGATCTCTAACTTCCTTAACATCCATACCCATTTGAGTTGCATGTTCCCAATTCCATTTCATCTCAGTAATAATAAATACTGGTAGTATTTTACGTTTTTGGGCTGACACTGCAGCTTCAATCATTGCTGTTGTTTTACCTGTATCTGAATGTCCTCTTAATAGAACAATATGTCCCATAGGAATACCAGGAATAGAGGTAACGTCTTGAAATGCTTGAGATAAAGGGATCCATTCTTGGTCTTTAAACTTAATGTTTTGTTTTAATCCCTTTTTCTCTTTAAATGCATCTAAATTAAAATTTGATTGTATTTCTGCAGAGACTGCTTCCGTTAGTGATTTTTTCTTTCTCGCCATGTATTTAATTTATTAAAATGGTAAATCGTCCTTATCTTCTTTATCATCCTTAAATAAATCATCAAATTGATCTACTTTAGGTTTACTCTTATTTGTATCTAATGAGTAATTTTTCTTCTCACCATCAAATGGTACTGCTGGTTCAGATGAAATACTACCTTCTTCAGCATCAGGAGCTAAAAATTCTTGTAATCCTGCTTTTACCTCATCAAAAGTAAGTCTTTTAAATACTTTCATTGGGTCAGGTTGATTATCAAGAACATTTTTAACAACTGCTTCATCATCTGATATTGGTGATGTTTTTAAAGATGGACTTACTGATGTTTTATTATAAGGAGTTCCTGTTACTTCAGGTCCTACAGTAGTTAATTTAATATCTCTACCTTGAACTATATCTGTAAAGTCTCCAATTTCATCATCAGCTGCCATATTTAAGAAATCTTGATAAACTTCTTTACCAAATTGCCATAATTTAACACCTTCATCTTCTTTTCCTCTTATTACTACAGGAGCAAAAATACGAGTTTTAGCGTCTAATTTTTTAGCTAATCTCCAGTTTTCTTTATCTGAAGTCTGACGTAATTGTTTTGTGAATTCTTGTATTGGATCTTTTTCACCCCAGTTTTGTGGTGATGCCATTACTCTTGGTCCTATACCATAATAGAATAACATTTCTGTAAATGGTATTTGTTTATTGTACTTATTAGGTACTACTCTAACTACTTGTTTTCCAACAGATGGTTTCCAAAATAAATTTTTTCTTTCACCTCCGGAATTGTTAGATTGTTTGTTTAGCGATTCTAAACGTTGTTTGATCAAATTTAAATCCATGTTTTATAACTTTTTTATTAATGTGTGAATATACGAAATACAGCTAGGCAATCCTAACTATACTTCAAGAATTTTATGAATCTTAGTTTTTAATTGCTTCAATTCATCTCTTTGAGTAAGTAAAATTGTATTTCTATAATGTTCCCAAGTAATTGGAAATTTAGTATCAACTACTCCTCCATTTAATTTTTTAATTAATTCATTAAGAGCATTAATAGTATACAATGTGTTTGATTCTTTTTTTCTATGTACTAGAATTGTATTTTGTGGTAAGCTATCTAGATTTGCCTGGTCTATATTATATGTGCAAACATACTCATCATTACTTTTAATATGTAAAACAAATATCTTATTATACATAATATCGTATTTAGAAGTTAGGCCTTCAATTAATGAATCTAACTCCTCAAGTGTAGTAAAGGTGCAAAATAATTTGTTATTCAAATCTTTTATGTTTAATGTAGAAAATTCGTTAAAATCATCTATAGTATACATATTAACCGGCTTATCTAAAATCGTAGTTGCTTCCATAACTTTCTTTTATTTGTAATTTATAATTTTTTACTATTTGTTTAATTTCTTCAATCAAACCAACTTCACTTTCATCAAAATCAAACAAAAACGAATCATAAGTATATAAGACCAACTTAGTTTTTCGGTTTTTTAATGATTTAAATATGTCCCACAATATACGAACATTCATTGAGGTCTCCAAGTTTTGTAAAACATAATTTAAAAGTTTTTGAGGTTTCATATCTTCTAATTTATCTCTTCTATATAAATGTTTTGAAATAGGACACTCTATGTAGCCGTCTTTGTTAAATCTTTGCCACAAATCATCCACATATATTTGAACCCTTTGAAAAAATTCCAGATCTTTAAATTGTTCAAATACTCCTCCGTATAGTTGTTTAAATGTTAATTCTTTAGATTTTTGGTAATCCACCTTGTACATCTTCGCAAACGCCTTGTGGATGTCTTCTTCGCCAAAATTATAACCCACCAACAACCCAAGAAGAGTAGGATGATAAGCACTAATGTCAAGCTCAACAAATTTATCATTACGTGGAATAAAACTCGTCCTACATCCATTATCTTTATTAAGTGCTGCGTAATTAATTCCATTAAATTTATTTGCGGGTCTAGTTGTTAATGTTTTAAAGTTGTATTGCGTGTATACGTATTCGCTAC